GCATACGAGATTCGCCTTAGTCTCGTGGGCTCGGAGATGTGTATAAGAGACAGCCACTATGGGGAAAACGACCATCCAAATAAGAAGAAGCCCCAAACCACATATAATAACTAAACCAAAAATATCACCGGCGGATAAATGCTTTTCCACGGGTACCTCATCGTCTGCGTATGTGGTTGGTGGCGGAGGATCAGAAGCAAGGCCGTTGTCGACAAGCGCATCATGGTAGCCGTCATAGTACCCATCATCGTACCCATCCATAAGCCCGTTGTCGTATGCACTTTCCATATCATCCTTGTCGTAATAACAGCCCGGCAAAAACAAAGAGATTGATATAGAAAGCACAATGATGGGAATAGCGTGAGTTAATTTCGTAAAAATACACCCCCTCTCTGGCACCTATTATATAACTTGGTGAAGAAATTGCAATGGTAAGGCGGGGATTTTAGCACAACTGAATAAAAAACGGGAGATAAATTGGACGATTTGACGGAAGAAAGGGGAAGAAAATGGGGAAAACACAGATTACTGAACAGGAAATTAACGCGGCGATCGACCTATACCGCAAGCTTACACCAGAACGGAAAGTTACTTACCTTGCCCATCTGCGGAAGCTTGACGCAGATACGCCAGCTCCCGCGCAAGCTGTTCAGGAGACATCTTGCGAAGAATAGAGACAATTTCAAGCTCATCGGCGCTGAAGCTTTCGACAAATTTTTCGAGAGCTTCTTTTTTATACATATCTTCGGCGACTTTACATAGAGACTTAAACTCCGGTGTATCTTCCCACCCCGCAAGATACGCAGAAGACACGCCAAGAACACTTGCCATCTTTTCCAGATTATCTAAAGGAATGTTGGTAATTATCCCTGTCTCATATTTATATATCGTCTGTTTAGTTGCGCCAAATGACTTTCCTAAGTCTTCTTGTGACATTCCTTTTGCTTCACGAGCCGCTTTAATTCGCTCACCAATAGTTTTTTGCATAATATTCACCACCTTTGAGTAGTCCCATAATATCACAAAAAAGGCTCAAGTCAAGAAAAAAATGACTTGACAAGTTACCCGCATTGGCGTATACTCAGAGTAACCTCATAAGTTACTTGAAAGGAGGGGCAAAAAATGAACACGGCAAAGTTAAGAGGAATTATAGCAGAGCGCGGGTTTTCGCAGCGGGAAGTAGCAAAGCAGATTGGCATTTCCGAAAAAACGTTTTATTCTAAAATGAAAAACGGCGTTTTTGGTACCGATGAGGCCGATCGAATGATTGAGTTACTTAAGATCGAAGATCCCGCGACTATTTTTTTGTCTGTAAGGTAACTTATAAAGTTACTTGATAAAAGGAGGGAAAGAAATGTTGATGTCACGGGATATGTCGACATCGGAGGACAGAAGTTCTGAAAACATCCTACGTACGCTGCGTGAGAGAGCTGGTCTGACGGCGGCAGGCGTTGCCAGAGCAGCCAGTATAAGCGAGGAAGCGTATCAGCGATACGAACAAGGAGACACGACATATCTCTCATGGATCAGGTGTAAACGGATAGCACAGGTGTTTGGATGTAACGTGTACTGGCTATGGGCTGCTTTGCAGGGCATGGGACACGAGTTCACCGGATACACCGGTAACGGCTGGATGACACCACACAAGGAGGGAAAGAAATGTTGAGGCCGCAGCAGACGGCGAAGCGGAAGCGCGGGTTTGAGAGCGCGGTACGCGGCGCGATGGGACGGGCGCTGATCCGTACCAACAAGGAGCTGGGACAGGCTGTGGGCATGACAGAGACGCAGATGTCCTATCGGATGAGCGGAAAGACCAAGTGGTCGATCGAGGAGGTGTGGGCGCTGGACAGCGTGCTGCACTTCACAGACGAGGAGAAACTGATGATGATCGGAGGTGCGAAATGACGTGGTTTGCATGGGCGCTGGTGTTTATCGGCGCGGCGTGGCTGAGCTGGGCTATTGTCAAGGGCGTGGAGGCGCTAGGGCGATGAGAGAGCGGAACAGGCGGGCGCGGGAATACTCCCGGATGTTCCGTACCAGACGATGGTGCAGGCGTATGTGGGTAGTGGTAATCGTCCTGTGGGTGATGCTGCTGGTGCTGGTGGCGTGGTGCCTGACGCTGCCGCCGGTGCAGGAGGATGTGGTGCAGTCACCGCCCACGGCGGAGATCGCGGAGCCGGAGGCGGAGAACGTGCTGGTATGTGACATCACCGGGTATTGTGCGTGCTGCACACCCTACGCCCACATGAACCAGCGGGACGGCCTGGTGCTGACGTCATCCGGCCTGTGGGTAAACATTGGCGAGGCCGTGGCTGTGGATCCGGACATCATCCCGCTTGGCAGCACGGTGACGCTGGGCGGTAAGGAGTACATAGCAGCCGATACCGGAGTGTACGGCTACACGGTGGATGTGCTGATGAGCCATGAGGACGCGGCGCAGGCCGGTGTGGTGAAAGCGCTGGTGAAGTGGGAATGATCGGACTGGTGAACCGGACGGCTCCGCCCTGCAAGGGCTGCCAGCGCAGACACGAAAGGTGCCACGGGGAGTGCGAGGACTACAAAGCGTTCCGGCGGGACGTTGAGGCCGACAAGGCGAAACGCTACGCATCGTACAGCGAGGCTGATTTTTACAGCATGAACAGCGCAAGGCGCGAGAACGCCAAAAAGGCGATAAGAAAGAGGGATGGAAGATGAACCGATTGAAGGAGAGGCGGCTGGAGCTGGGGCTGACGCAGGAGGCGGTCAGCGGCATTCTGAAGCTGGCAGACCCACGGATGGACGTGAGCATGGTGAGCCGTTTTGAAAACGGCGTGTGCCTGCCCACGGAGGAAGTCACCGAGGCGCTGGAGGCGGCGCTGTGGGCCAGCAGGGCGTATCTGTTCGGCGAGGACGAGAAAGCGGAGATGCCTATGCGTACGGCGGAGACAGAGCGGATCGCCTGTCTGATCCCCAATGGACGCAGGAACGCCATCAGCCGGGAAGACCTGGCGGCGGCGCTGCACACCACCGACCGGAAGATGCGAAAGGCCGTGGCGGAAGCCAAGAAGCAGGGCGTGATGATCTGTAACGACGGGGACGGGTACTACCAGAGCGACGAGTTGAGCGACCTGTGGCGGCAATACAGGCGGGAGACGGCGCGGGCTATGTCCATACTCAAGGCGCGGAAGCCTATGCGGGAAGTGCTGAAAGCGGCTGGGAGGCTGGCATGATGCGAGTTAAAAAGAAAAGATGGGAGCGCATAGACACCGGCGTTTTGTACATCTGTGATGATTGTGGTGCGGAGTTTGAAGACCCGGCTATGTGTACCTACAAACATTACCCGGACGGCGAGTTCGGTGAGGAAATGACAGAATATCAATGCCCGTATTGCGGCAGTGAGTATGTGGGAAAGGCGGAAGAATAATGCTGAAATCTTTTGACGAGTTGATACAGGTGGATGTAAAGCCGTTTTGCGATTTACGCGACGCAAAGGACGAGAAGGGGAATGTTATCAAGGTCCCTTATTTGAGCTGGGCAAAGTGCGCTAAGTTGCTCCACGAAAACGGAGCATCCAGCGTGTGGTATGCCCCTCGGAGGTGCCCGGAAACGAATACATACCTGTGGCCGCAGGCCAAAATTACAACCAGTAAAGGACGGATTACAGAATGCTGGTTTGTGTCTGTTGAAATCCACATTGACGATTTGGAGTTTTCCTACGACATGCCCCTGTTGAACGGATCCCTTGTGGTATATGAGGATACGTTGAACCAGCTTCGCATAAACAACGCGCTGGCGAGAGCTTTCGTTAAAGGCGTTGCCGTTCGCACCGGACTTGGGTTTGACCTTTGGGCAGAAGGTGACGGAGACGATGGTGAGGACGATTTGAGCCGTCACAGTATCTTTGCCATAAAGGAGAGACTGGAAAGGCTAATCTCCATGAAAGAACGAAACGGTCTTGACCACAGCGACCTGCTTCGGGGACTTGACATTAACGATAAACAGCTTGCAAAGATGATGGGCTATTTTGCAAGTCTGGACAAGCTTGAAAAGGCTGTGAGTAAGTTATGATACGTAACCACGACAGAAGCGGGTGGTTTGGCGCAAGCGACACTGCCACCATCATGGGTAACTGGAATACAGATACATTTCGAAGGTGGTGGCTGGTGAAGCTGGGTGTTAGAAAAGACAGGTTCGCCACGCCGGCAATGCATTGTGGCACGGCTTACGAGCACAAGATACTTGATGCGCTGCGTGTAAAGACACGAGACAGGCAGATACGCATTCGTTCGCTACGTTTGCGCGTGAACTATGACGGGGAAAGCAGACAACTCATTACCGAAGTGAAAACGCACAGCAAACTTGTGTTCAAGGTTACGAAAGCGTATTGGCAGCAGTGCCAAGTGGAGATGTTTGCCAGCGGTTGTGGATTGTTTCGAAAGAGAAAATTTTGCAGGATCGTGGCATACCGCGTTACAGAAGACGAATTGTTTAATTTTTTCCTGCCAATAGACGAAAACAGGTTGACACAGCACAAGGTTGATTATGACGCGGATTGGGTCGAGGGGTGTTACCTACCTCGTCTTAGGTATTTGGCAAAATGCCTACGAACAGGGCATTGGCCGCAGGAGGAAGAATTATGCAGCAGGTGACAGTCGATGGCGCACGGTGGCAGCAGGACAGTGATGGCGCGTGGCTGGCGCTGCGTGTGAAGTCGCCGCAGACCGCGATGGACGTGTGCGACGCCATGAAGCCCGGCAAGGAGTACAGCGTGACCATCAAGGGCAAAGGCCGGAGCCTGGACGCCAACGCCTATTGCTGGGTGCTGCTGGACAGACTGGCGGCACACTACGGCATCTCCAAGCAAGAGGTGTACCGGCAGGAGATACGGAACATAGGCGGCGTGAGCGAGGTGCTGTGCCTGCAGGAAAAGGCCGCGGATGCGTTCTGCAAGGGCTGGGAGCGTAACGGTCTGGGCTGGATGGCCGACAAGGGCGTAAGCAAGCTAAAGGGCTGCGTGAACGTGACGGTATGGTACGGCAGCAGCACCTACGACACGGAGCAGATGTCGCGCCTGATAGACGCCATTGTGGAGGACTGTAAGGCGGTAGGTATTGAGACGATGACTCCGGCAGAGCTGGACGCGCTGGTGAGCCGGTGGGGAGAGGTGAGCGCATGAACAAGCTGCACATACAGCCCTGCTGGACGTGCAGGAAGTGCTACGGAGACTGCAGCTGGTCGAGGAAAGACCCGGAGCCGGTGCCCGGATGGGACGCTACGCCTACAGTGAAGAGAAAGGGAGGACGCAAGGCGGGCATCATGCACAGCTACGCCATCCACAGCTGCCCGGAATACGAGTGGGACGGGACGGAGGAAGCGCATGGAGAGTAAGAGATGCTTTTTGTGCGGCAGGAATGACCCAAGCGATCCGCTGGAGAAACACCACCTGCTGGGCGGAGCCAACCGCAAGAAAAGCGAAAAATACGGCCTTGTGGTGTACCTGTGCGGCAACAGGTGCCACAGGAACGGAAAGACAGCCGTACACCGCAGCGGCGAACAAATGCGCAGGCTACGGCGGTACGGACAGCTAAAGGCCATGCAGGAGCAGGGCTGGACGGAAGAGGACTTCCGCAGAGAATTCGGAAAAAGTTACTTATAAGGAGATTTGATATGCTGAACAAGATTTTTGTCATGGGTAGATTGACACGGGATCCCGAGCTGCGGCGCACCAATAACGGTACCGCCGTTGCCAGCTTTGCACTGGCGGTAGACCGGGACTTTAAGAACGCAGACGGGACCAAAGACACGGACTTCATCGACATTGTGGCGTGGCGCGGTACGGCGGAGTTCGCTTCCAAGTATTTCACCAAAGGCCGCATGGCGGTGGTGGAGGGCCGGCTGCAGATGCGTGACTGGCAGGACAAGAACGGCAACAACCGCAGAAGCGCCGAGATCGTGGCGGACAATATGTATTTTGGTGACAGCCGGAAGGACACGGACGCGCAGGGGACGTTTCCTCGGACGGACGGAAGGAGCCAGTTCGTGGAGATGGACGAGGACGACATGTCAGATTTGCCTTTCTAAGGGGGTGACGTGAATGGGCAAGATGCAGGAAGAGATCAAGGCATTGCGGCGGCAGAACACGCATTTGCAGAACGTGGTACAGCGGCAGCGGCAGCACCTGTCAGAGTTGACCGGTGCCGTGCAGGACTACAGGAAGGCCATCACGGCGCACTATGTGGCCTGTGCCATTACCTTCGGAGAGAAACGGGAAGACTGCGACACGCTGTGGGGCTGGCATCTGGAGGTACCCGCCAACCTTGTGAGTAAGGCACTGGAGAACTACACAGGCGATGTGTGGTTGGACAAAGAGCGCGGGGTGTACGTCATAGGCGCGATGCCGAAGGAGTGAGAGGTGGCGCATAGTGGCTCTTGAGTACATTCCCTTTTATTACAGTTATCGCAAGAAATTAGAGAAGCTTTCAGATCAAGAGGTAGGTCGGCTTGTACGGTCTTTGCTGGAATATGGCGAGACCGGAGAGACGGAGGAACTTACGGGACGGGAGTCTATCGCATTTGATTTCATTGCGGACGATATAAACAGGGCGAAAGCGGCGTATGACGAGAGATGCGCGAAGAACCAGCGCAACATAGAAAAACGATATGCACGGCAGGAGGGTACGACCGTATACGATGGTATACGAACGAATACGACCGTATACGAAGCGTACCAAACCAAAGACAAAACCAAAACCAAAGACAAAACCAAAGATATATCACTCCCACCTAACGGTGTGAGTGATACACGCGGGGCGCGCTTCACACCGCCATCCGTTGATAATGTGTCCGCCTATGTGCAGGCGCAGGGGTATCACGTCAACGCAGAACGCTTTGTAGCCTTTTACGAGCAAAAGGGTTGGATGGTGGGGAAAAACCACATGAAGGACTGGAAAGCCGCCGTGCGGAATTGGGAAACACGCTGGAAGGACGAGCGCCGATCGCAGGAAAAGGGCAGCGGCAACGTGTTCCTGGAGATGCTGGAGGATAGGCTATGACAAGGGACGAAACGCTGAAGATCATGGCTGTGCTGAAAGCCACGTACCCAAACTTCTACAAGGACATGACGCGCAGGGACGCCGAGGGCGTTGTAGCACTGTGGACGGATATGTTTTCCGAGGACAGCTACAACGCCGTGGCGGCGGCTGTAAAGGCGTTTATCGCGTCCGACAACAAGGGGTTCCCCCCGGTGGTGGGACAGGTGAAACAGCGCGTCACGGAGCTTGCAAGCGCAAAGGCGTTGCCCGGTAATGTGAGCCGTGGCAGCGAGAAGGAGGCTGCGTGGATGCGGCGGTATATCAACGTTGACCACGGCGGGCTGGGGCGTATCTCACGGTACGCACGAGAACACGGCATAACGTGGGATGAGGCGAAGGCGGTGCTGCATGGATAACGGCATCTGGAAGATCGCCACGGCGAAGCTGTGCGGACAGTGCATACGGGACATGGAGGACGAGTACATCTTCTCCCCCATGTGGCGGCGGACGCTGGGCGGCAAATGCGAACGGTGCGGAGAGATGCGCATCGTCCATGAGGTGCAGTACACGATGAACAAACGAGGATTGGAGAAAAGAGGACTGGAGAATGGGCTTGAAAAGTGACGATCTGGCGCGGCTGTCCCCGGCGGCGCAGAAGCAGGTCATGGAGAAGATGCGGAAACCGGGGAAGTACAAGGCGCAGAAGACGAAGCGCGGGAAGCTGACCTTCGACAGCAAGAAGGAGGCGGAGCGCTACGACGCGCTGATGCTGCTGCAAAAGGCCGGTGAGATACGGGGGCTGAAATTACAGGTGCGGTACTGCTTGCAAGAGGCGTACATAACGTTTGAGGGCGACCCGGTGAAAAGTATCGACTACATCGCGGACTTCGTGTACGAGCGCAGAACGGCTCCTGACAGCTACGGCCAGCGGTACTGGTTGCCGGTGGTGGAGGACGTGAAGGGGTATAAAGATCCGAGTAGCGCTGCGTATAGGGTGTTTTCCATGAAAGCAAAGCTGTTCCGTAGTAGGTACGGGTTTGCTATACGGGAGGTGTGACGTGGGCAAGCAGCAAGTGCAGCTATTTAACGACAATTTTCAAAACTTCAAGAAGTACAACATTCCCAAGGCGCAGCTTGTAATTGCGGACATCCCATACAACATTGGAACAAACGCTTACGCAAGCAATCCTATGTGGTACAAAGGCGGAGATAACGCTAACGGAGAAAGCCGCCTTGCCAAGAAGTCATTTTTCAACTCAGACGGGAATTTCAAAATCGCGGAGTATATGCACTTTTGCTCCCGCCTTTTGAAAAAAGAGCCGAAAGCAACAGGCGAGGCACCGGCTATGATTGTCTTTTGCGCCTTTGAGCAGATGCAGACGGTTATCAACTATGGCAAGCGGTACGGTTTTATGAAGTCCTATCCCCTGTTTTTCATTAAGAATTATTCCGCGCAGGTTCTCAAGGCAAATATGCGTATTGTCGGCGCGACAGAGTTTGCCGTGGTGCTGTATCGGGACAAACTGCCAAAGTTCCGCAACACGGATATGTACGGAGAAAAAAGAATGGTTTTCAACTGGCAGGAGTGGGGGCGCGACGGGAAAGACATTCCAAAGATCCATCCAACCCAAAAGCCGGTCGTGCTGCTAAAACGGTTAATCGGCATATTCACAGACCCCGGTGATGTGGTCATTGACCCATGCGCCGGAAGCGGGTCTACGCTGCGTGCTTGTATGGAAACGGGACGGCGTGGCTACGGATTTGAGATCAGCCGGGACTTTTGCCAGAAGGCGCAGGAGCAAATGCTTGTACTGCCGGACGAAAACCAAGTGTCACTGTGGGGGAATTGAAACATGGGCAAGCAGCATTTGAGCAGGGACGACCGCATTTTTATGCGTGGCAAGCTGCAAGGCACACGGGAGAACATGGACATGGTGGCGATGGTGCTGATGGACAAATGCGGATGGCACGTCCAAGAGGAGACATCGGACAGCCGGGACACGCAGAGCATCGCGTACCTGTACGAGTGCCTGGAGAAGCTGGCGGAGGAAATAAACGAGGGCCGCATCAAGCGGAAGCACATCAAGGACGTGCTGAAGGACGAGTGCGGCGTGGTGTTTGGAGATTAGGAGGTGATTTAGGTGAAACATTTAGGCGATATTACGAAAATAAATGGGGCAGAGATTGAACCCGTTTGGTGTATTACAGGTGGTTCACCTTGTTAGCCAGGATCTATCCATCGCCGGGAAACGCGCCGGTTTGGCGGGAGCGCGAAGCGGCCTGTTTATGGAGCAGGTACGCATCGTAAAAGAAATGAGGGAGGCGGACAAAAGGAATGGACGGACAGGTGACATGGTTAGACCTCGGTATCTCGTGTGGGAAAACGTGGTCGGAGCCTTTAGCAGCAACAAAGGAAAAGACTTCGCAGCCGTGCTCGAAGAAATCATCAAAATCGTCGAGCCGCAAGCCCCCGGTATTGAAGTGCCTGAAAAGGGCTGGCCTACCTGGGGAGGGTATCACGATGAAGTGGGAGGACGATGGAGCGTGGTGTGGCGAACTCACGACGCGCAACACTGGGGAGTGCCCCAACGCCGTCGTCGTATCTCGGTTGTCGCAGATTTTGGAGGAGACACCGCATCCGAAATACAATTTGACGGCGAAAGCGTGTCAGGGGATATTGCGGAGAGCGGAGCGTCGGGGGAAGGACCTGCCGAAGCTGCTGAAAGCGGTTTTAATCCGGCAGTCGCAAGGAACCTCACCGCAAGAGCGGACGGAAGCCCCTGCGCCGACAGAGGCCCCAACATCGTATGCAGTCCGCATCAGGGGGGCTGTGACGGAGGAGGAAAAGGCGCGTTAGTGCAGACGGAGAAAAGCGGGACGCTGGGAACGGGGAACGATCAGACGATATTCTGTATGGCCACACAGCAGGGCGGCGCGGAACTGCGGACAGGCGGCAATCAAGTGCCGCTTACATACCAAGATGTGACGGGTACGCTTTCCCCAGGCGCTCATGCCGGGAGCTACAACGGGCAGGACGCATACAACGATATGCTGGTGTGCGGGGCAACACCGGATGTGGCACACACGCTGCGGGCAAAGGCGAACTGCGCTTATCGGGAGGACGCGGAGACATACCCAGTGCAGAACATGGTGGTGCGCCGATTGACGCCGTTGGAATGCGAACGGCTACAAGGATTCCCGGACGGATGGACAGATATTGGAGATTGGGTTAAAACAGATAAACGCGGGCGTGAAATAAAAGTGAAAGGAAGTGCGGACAGCCCACGGTACAAGGCGCTGGGCAACTCCATCGCCCTGCCCTTCTGGGACTGGATGTTGCGGCGCATGGCGCGGTATCTGCCGGAGGGCGCGACGCTGGGGAGCTTGTTTGACGGAATAGGTGGGTTCCCGCTGTGCTTTGAGCGGATACACGGCAAAGGCACGGCGCGGTGGGCAAGCGAGATCGAGCCGTTCCCCATCGCGGTGACAAAAAGATGGTTTGGGGAGGAATGACATGACAAGAGATGAGATCGTGACCGCGCTGCGGTGCTGTGGTGGTGGAGAATATGACGAATGCAACAAGTGCCCGCTACGTGATGGAATCAACTGCCGCAACCTGTTAGACCTCGCCAGCGCTAATCTGATCGAGAACCAGCAGCGGCACATCGAGGCACTGATGAAAGCCAACGACAGCCTGAAGGACGCCATTGCACGGCGGGATAAGCAGATAGAGGACATGAAGCAGGGTATGGCACAGCTGGCAAAGGCTGTGGCGGTGAAGGAGGAGAACAATGGAACGACCTACGAGGACACTGGGCTGACACCGGGAGACATCAAGGAATTGCTTGACATGGCTGTGTCGAAAACAGACAAGGTTTTGCGGCTTAAAGAAGAATTGCACACCATAAAGAACGAGCTATGCCAATACTGCGGGAAGTACAAAAACGCACACGAGGGCGCCTGTGACGGGTGCAGATGGAGGGAAATGTGATGGATGCTATTAAGTTTGTAAAGGAATATCTGCGTATGTGCGGCAAATTTTCTGGCTGTGAGGAATGTCCTGCATTTATGACTGACTTTTGCACGGTAAATGTGGAGGAGCAATCGCAGGAAACAGCGGGAGAAGTTGTGAGGGTCGTCGAGGAGTGGTCTGCTGCACACCCGTGCAAGACACGGCAGAGCGTGTTTTTGGAGCAGTATCCTCAGGCTGATATTGATAACACCGGGCTTTTGATCCTGTGCCCTAAGCGTATTTCTGCTGATATACGGGTTACCGCCGATTGTTTGCGCCAGGGGTGCTCCGATTGCCGCCGCGAGTTCTGGATGCAGGAGGTGGAGTAATGGAAAATTTGTTGCAAGACATCGCCAGTGGGCTGTGGATCGTGTTGGGCGTGTACTGTTTCTTCGGACTAAGGAAGTGGAACAAGCGGTTCAGCGAGTTGTATGACGAACTGAAATGGTAGGTGGAGTGATGGGAGAGCACAAGCACAACCCCACGGCCACCGCCGCGAAGAACGGCGAACTGCCGCCGAAGAAGAAGCCGATGGGCACGGCGGAGAGCCGGGAGTGGGTGTACGCATGGATGCGGAAGCACACGCCGTTGGGCATTATGGAACAGGAGATAAGGAGGAATTGTGATGGCGGAATATATTAAAAGATCGGCAGTGTTTGAACAGTTCGACAATGCCGATGCGGATGTATGCGAAACAGACGACTTCGGTGGAGTTGACTATGGGTTTGGCATGAAGAACATCAAGGAACTCATAAATGCCATCCCTGCAGCCGATGTGGTAGAGGTGGTACGCTGTAAGGACTGCTATCAATCAGTGGTGATCGGAAATGTCCTGCACTGCACCTATTGGGGGAAAGACACAGATGAAAACGGCTATTGCCACGAGGGAGGATAAGCCAATGGCTGAATACATTGATGGTCACCCTTTTAACGACAGGCTTAATTACTGCCCCAACTGCGGTGCGAATATGGATGGTGCGGAATGAAAATCTACAAAAACCCGTGGGTGACGCGAGAAAGCTACTTTGTGAAAACTGGCGCTGCAAAGTCAGCAGAGATGGAGGGGGCGAAATCCAGCGGCTATTCTCTTGATTTTTGGGACGGTAAATGGGTCGTCAGAAAGACAGCCTATTATAACAAGTCCCTATCTGAAATGCCTGTTGTTTGCGAAAACAGATGCAGTTTGCAGGCGCGAATTGACAAGGCGATTGTGGACACGGTTCTTGGGTTTGTGGAGCTGGCGAAGATGGACGGAGGTGACGATCGTGTATAATTTGCGAAACGAACTTATGCACTATACGAATGACCTTTTAGACGGCGCGGATCTGAAAGCGGAAGCCGTTGCAGTCATCGAACAAATCGCGCAGTACATGACAAAAGAAGCGCTGCTTCACCACAGCAGACCGCTTGCACTTGCGTATCTCGCATTGACAGAGGAGGTCGATGCCGTGCCGGTGGTACGGTGCAAGGGCTGCAAGCACTATCGCAACTACCCAAACGGTTTGTGTTACCTACATACGGAGCCAAAGACAAATGCCCGCGGGTATTCCGGCGAGGCGGTGTGTGTAGAGCCGGATGACTTCTGCTCCTACGGCGAACGAAAGGACGGGGCAGATGCAGAAGGGTGACACGATCCGGGCGCGGTTTATGACGCTGCCAGACTTATTCCCCGGTAAGGGGTGCGAGGAAAAGAAAATTCCCTGTCCGCAAGGGCACGGTGGTGTATGTGCATCCGAAGGGGCGGTACATCGTGGCGGAGTGCGGCGGGGTGCGGGAGACATTCTTCCCGGAGGAGGTGCTGACATGAGCGAATTCCCGGAACGGCTGAGAAAGCTGCGGGAGAGAAAGAGACTGAAGCGGTATGTGCTGTCGGAGCGCTGCGGGCTGAACTCTGACGCCATACGCCGGTATGAGCTGGGGACGGCGAAGCCGACGATGGATGCGCTGAAAAGCATAGCGGATGAATTCGGCGTGTCGGTAGACTATCTGATGGGCAGGACGGACTATCCCTGCGTGGTAGATATTGCCGAAAAATAAATTTTGAAAATTCCACTTAAAAGTGGAAAAATTGAAAAAACGCACTTTATCATGGGAGATGCAGGGGCAAACTCTGCATCTCCATTCTTTTTCTTTTCCCCCTTCTTTTCCTGATGGGCGGGGCTTCGGCTCCGCCCGGAGGGAGCAATATGCCGCAGGCCGATGCCGCCCCACATTTCGGGGAGCGGGAGGTCGCACCTCCCATGCGGCAATAGGCGGCAGGCCCCATGCGTGCAGACGGACGTCAATTTTTGTCTGATGCGCTGGCAGACCGCTGCAAGGGATGCGTCCCAAATAGTCTGCTTACTTCGGATAGGACTTCCCGCACCTCTTAGCAATGTGTCACAGGGAAGACGTTGATGACCTGCTGGTAGAGCGCCAGCAGCATAATCAAAAGAAAGCTCAACGGGTTCAGGTGAGGCGAAAGCCGGGTACAGACGTGCCAATGACAAAGGCCAGTGGCGGGAGGCCGGTGCGTCAGACAAAACGAGGTGATAACATGGCTGCGAGACTGACAGACCGGCAGAAAAAGAAAATACTGGCGGATTATCTGGAAAGCGGCAGCTATCGCGCCACGGCAAGGAAAAACAACGTAAACCCTACAACGGTAAAGCGCGTTGTTGAAGCAAGCGACGACTTTGAACAAAAAGCCGCGGAGAAAAAAGCACAGAACACGGCAGACATTCTGGCGTATATGGAGAGCCAGCGGGATGTGGTGTGCCAGATCATCGGGAATGGGCTGGCGGTACTGAATGACCCGGCAAAGCTGGCGGAGGCCACGCCCAGCCAGATCACCACGGCTATAGGTACACTGATCGACAAGTGGACGATGATGAACAAGGCATCGGACAATGGTGAGAGCGGCGTGGTGCTGATGCCGGAGGTCAGGGATGAGTAGCGTGGTATGGAGGCCGCAGGAACGGCAGGCCATATTTATGGCGCGGCCGGAGTATGAGGCGCTGTATGGCGGTGCGGCCGGCGGCGGCAAGAGCGACGCGCTGGTCATCGAGGCGCTGCGGCAGGTGCATATCCCCTGGTACAAGGCGCTGATCTTGCGAAAGACGTTCCCGCAGCTGCGGGAGCTGATCGACAAGACGCTGAACTATTACCCGCGGGTATACCCAAAGGCCAGGTACAACGGCAGCAGCCACACATGGCGGTTTCCCTCCGGGGCGCAGATCGTGTTCGGCAGCATGAACCGGCCGCAGGACAAGATACAGTATCAGGGGCAGGCCTATGACTTTATCGCCTTTGACGAGCTGACGCACTTTACGCAGGAGGAATATGAGTATCTGAAATCCCGAAACCGGCCCAACGGGCCGGGGACGCGGGTGTATATGCGCTCCACGGCCAACCCCGGCGGCGTAGGCCACGGGTGGGTGAAGGAGCGCTTCATCACGGCGGCGGCGCCGATGCAGACCATTACGGAGGAGGCTGCGTGGTACACGCCGGACGGCAAGAAGCACATAGGGCAGCAGAAGCGGATCTTCGTGCCGTCCTCGGTATTTGACAACAAGATACTGATGGAGAACGACCCCATGTACGTCCAGCGGCTAGCCAGCATGCCGGAGGCGGAGCGGAACGCCCTGCTGTACGGCAATTGGGACAGCTTCGAGGGCCAGGTGTTCACGGAGTGGCGCAACGACGGTGACCACTATATGGACCGGAAGAACACCCACGTGATCGCGCCGTTCCGGGTGCCGGAGGACTGGGTGATCTGGTGCGGACTGGACTGGGGCTATTCCCGGCCCTTTTCCGTGGGGTGGTACGCCGTGGACCGCAATAGGCGGATGTACCACATACGGGAGCTATACGGCTGCACGGGAACGCCCAACCGGGGCGTGATGTGGGAGCCCACAAAGGTGGCGCAGGAGATACGGAGGATCGAGGACGAGGACCCCAACCTGAAGGGGAAGCAGATACACCGTGTGGGAGACCCGGCTATCTGGCAGAGCGACGGAACGGAGAGCGTGGGCGCACTGATGGAGCGGCAGCGGGTGTACTTCGAGAAGGGTGACCACGCGCGGATCAACGGCAAGATGCAGGTGCACCACCGGCTGGCCTTTGACGAGGATGGAGTGCCCATGCTGTATGTGTTCAGCACCTGCAAGCATTTTATACGGACGGTGCCGAACCTGGTCTATGACCAGACGGACGTGGAGGACATCGACACCGACGGCGAGGACCACATCTACGACCAGCTGCGGTATGTGTGCATGCGCAACCCCATAGGGCCGCGGGAGGAATACAGGACGGTGGAGCGGCCGTATTCCCCGCTGGAGACAGAGGACGAGTACAGGCCCAGCCGGTACGCATTTTATCAAGTGTATTAAGGAGGAGCGCATGGAGAGATACGGTATCCCCGGCATCGTACCGGAGGAGCAGGACATGGCGCCGGAGATGGCGGCCATGCTGCTGCAGCGGACAGAGCAGACGCCCACCATCACGGACCGGGACGTGGAGCGGGGCATCGACCTGCTGACGAAGTACAAGGACGGCAAGAGCAACCTGGAAAACCGCATCGTCAACGACGAGCTGTGGTGGGAGCTGCGGCACTGGGAGGGCATCGGGCAGAGCAAGGCAAAGCGGGTGGACAAGAGCGGCAAGGAGGTCACGTCTACGCCGCCGGAGCCCAAGCCGTCCTCCGCGTGGCTGTTCAACACCATTCAGAACAAGCACGCCGACGCGATGGACAACTACCCGGAGCCGGTGGTATTGCCCCGGGAGCGCAGCGATGAGCAGAGCGCCAAGACGCTGAGCCAGATATTGCCGGTGGTGCAGGAGTACAACCACTTCGAGCAGGTGTACTCCGACAACTGGTGGGAGAAGCTGAAGCACGGCACGGCGGTGTACGGCATCTTCTGGGACCCGCAGAAGGACAATGGACTGGGCGACATCGAGATCAGGGACATCGACCTGCTGAAGCTGTTTTGGGAGCCGGGTATCACGGACATCCAGAAGAGCCGGAATTTGTTTATCGTAGACCTGGTGGACAACGACCTGCTGGACAGCGAGTACCCGCAGCTGAAGGGCAAGCAGAAGGGCAAGGTCGTGGACGTGAAGGAGTACATCTACGACGACAACGTGGACACCAGCGACAAGAGCGTGGTGGTGGACTGGTATTACAAGGTCAAGACGCCGGATGGCAGGACAGCGCTGCACTACATCAAATTCGTGGGCTCCACGTTGCTGTACGCCAGCGAGAACGACCCGGAGTACCGGGAGCGGGGCTTTTATGATCACGGTATGTACCCGGTGGTGCTGGACGTGATGTACCCGGAGAAGGGCACGCCCATCGGCTTTGGCTATGTGGCCATCTGCAAGGACCCGCAGCTGTACATCGACAAGCTGAGCGCCAACATTCTGGAGAACGCCATGATGGCCACGAAAAAGCGTTTCTTTGTCAGCGACACCACGGCCATCAACGAGCAGGAGTTTTTGGACTGGAACCGGCCGCTGGTGCATGTGAACGGGCCGCTGGACGACGGGCGCATACAGGAGATCGTGACGCAGCCGCTTTCCGACATCTATGTGACTGTGGCACAGATGAAGATCGAGGAGATGAAGGACACGGCGGCCAACCGTGACGTAAACTCCGGCGGTACCACCAACGTGACCGCGGCGGCGGCCATTGCAGCACTGCAAGAGGCAGGCAACAAGGCCAGCCGGGACATGATCGCCGCCAGCTATCGGGCGTATACGCAGATCAACACCCTGTGTGTGGAGCTGATGCGTCAGTTTTACGACCTGAGCCGCAGCTTCCGCATTACAGGTGAGGGCAGCGAGTACCAGTTTATCGACTTCGACAACACCGGCTTGCAGGACCAGGTGACCGGGCTGGACACGATGGGCAATCCCATGTTCCGCCGGCCGGTGTTCGATTTGAAGATCAAGGCGCAGAAGAAAAACCCCTTTAGCCGCATGGAGCAGAACGAGCGGGCCAAGGAGCTGTACGCAATGGGCTTCTTCGCGCCGGAGAACGCACAGGCCAGTTTGATCGCGCTGGACATGATGGACTTTGAGGGCATACAGACGGTGAAGGAGAAGGTCATGCAGGGGCAAACGCTGCTGAACATGGTGATGCAGATGAGCCAGCAGTTGGCGGCGATCACCGGCGTTCTCATGCCCCAGGAGGAGACGAAGGCAGGCGGCGGCACCAATGCCGCAGAGAGCGGCGGAGGCGGCGGGAATGGCCTTGCAAGCGGCATCATGGAGGCGCAGACGCCCATGACCGGGTACGGGCAGGCGCTTGCCAAGCGGAGCACACCCAGCGTATGACAGAAGTGACGATGCACCGCGGGGACAGCTGCTCTGTCAGGTGCAGGGGACACGCCACGGGCGCACCGGACGTGTGTGCGGCGGTAAGCTGCCTCATGTACACGGCGGCGGGGTGGCTGCACAACACGCAGGAGGCGGATCTGGTGTATGAAAAGCTGGACAGCGGGGACGCATACCTGCGTTGGCACGGCGGGGAATGGCTGTACGACCTGCTGAAAATAGGCTTTTTGCAGCTGGAAAAGGCGGCGCCGAAAAAAATTTCTGTAAAATTTTGAAAATTCCACTTTTAAGTGGAAAATTCAGAAAAAGCAATGGTACCGTGGGAGGTGCAGAGGCGAACTCTGTACCTCCCTTTTGTTCCGGGCGGCGGGGCGGCGGTTATGAGACACCGCTTCGCCGCAGGAACGGGGACGCCACACGGGAGCGACATGCCCGCGCATTATTAGGAGGACAAGATATGTACCTTTTTGACATGAGCCTTTGCCTGTTTGACGGCGAGGGCGGCGGGGCGGCAGCTCCCGCAGCACAGGGCGAGACACAAGCGAGCACTGGTACCACCCGCCAGGGCAAAACGGGCGCACTGAGCGACGTGAAGTACGGCAAACAGCCGAAGAGCGAAGCACAGACGGAGCAGCAGCCTGACGCCGGGGCTGAGGAGAAGGTAAAGGACGTGGAGACCACGTCCGACGCGCTGGAGGCCAAGAAAAAGGCTTTCAGGGAGTTGATCAACGGGGAGTACAAGGACCTGTACACCCAGGAAACGCAGCGGATGATCGACCGGCGCTTTAAGGAGGCGCGGGAGAATGAGAAGCGGATGAAGTCCTACCAGCCTGTGTTGGATACGCTGATGGAGCGTTACGGCATCGACGACGGGGACGCCGCGCGGCTGCTGGAGGCCGTGGACAACGACCACGCCTACTGGAGCGAGGCCGCCGAGGAGGCGGGCATGAGCGAGGAGCAGTACAAGGAGTTCCGCAGGCTGAAGCGGGAGAACGCCGAGCTGCTGCGGAGCCAGCAGGAGCATCAGCAGAACGAGTTTTTCCGGGCGCAGGGCGAGAAGTGGTACAAGGAGGCGGAGGCCATGAAGGGCAACCCCCTGTATCAGGGCTTCGACCTGATGCAGGAGCTGCAGAACCCGGAGTTTCTGAGCCTGCTGAAGGCCGGGACACCGGTGGAGCACGCCTACCGCGTGCTGCATTTTGACGAGCTGATGGGCAGCGCGGTACAGGCCGCGGCCGCCAGCACGGAAAAGAAGGTGGCAGACTCCGTCCGCGCAAAGGGCAATCGTCCCAACGAAAACGGCACCAACTCCAACAGCGCGTTCGTAACAAAGACGGATCCTTCAAAGCTGACAAGGGCAGACTTTGAAGAGATCGAGCGGAGAGTGGCAAGAGGCGAACGCATTTCGTTCTGATCTCTCACGGCTCCGCTGCGATATGCTGAAAGGAGCTATGAAACTATGAAGAATACCATTTGTGACCTGTACCTGATGCCGGTGGTGCTGAACCTGTTTGACGGCAACACCAACACCACCCTGGACGCCGGTTTGTCCGACGAGATGAAGACGTATTACTCTATGCGTCTTATCAATCTGGCCGAGCCGGAGCTGATCCATGACCAGTTTGGCCAGAAGCATCCCATCCCCAAGAACAGCGGCAAGACCATCGAGTTCCGCAAGTACGACAGCCTGCCCAAGGCGCTGGTGCCCCTGACCGAAGGTGTGACCCCCGCCGGCCAGAAGCTGAGCATGGGCGTCATCCGCGCGACCATCAAGCAGTACGGCGGTTACATCGAGCTGTCCGACATCCTGGAGCTGACCGCTATTGACAACAACCTGGTGCAGGCCACCCGTCTGCTGGCCTCTCAGGCCGGCCGTACCTCCGACACCATCACCCGCGAGGTGCTGGCAGGCGGCACCAACGTGGTGTATGCCGGCGGCGCCAAGGACAGAAGCGAGCTGGTGGGCGGCGACGCCACTGAGGCCAACAACAAGTACCTGAGCGTGGACGACATCCGCAAGGCCGTCCGTGCGCTGAAGGTCATGAACGCCCAGAAGATCAACGGCTATTTCGCGGGTATCATTCACCCCGACACCGCCTATGACCTGATGAGCGACAAGAAGTGGGTGGACGTGAAGACCTACTCTGACCCCGACGGTATCTATGAGGGCGAGATCGGCAAGATCGAGGGCGTCCGTTTCGTGGAGACCACCGAGGCAAAGATCTTCCACGCCCCCGACCTGGTGATCGCCGACGGCAGCAACGCCGCTGTGCGTGACCTGACCGTCAAGAGCGCGTCCGGCAAGGTCATCACCGTCAACGAGGCCCTGAGCACCAACCAGGCTGCCGCGCTGACCGGCCGCGAGATCCTGGTGGGCAGCGAACTGATGGAGGTGGCGTCCGCGGCCGCAGGTGCTGCCGGTGCTGCTACCATCACCGTGAAGGAAAGCACCGCAACCACGCCTGCCGCGTCTACCGTGATCTATCCCGGCGAGGGCGGCGCAAAGGGCCGCGACGTGTATTCCACCCTGATCGTGGGCGCCGACGCCTACGGCGTGACCGAGCTGGAGGGCGGCGGTCTGCAGCACATCGTGAAGCAGCTGGGCTCTTCCGGCACCGCTGACCCGCTGAACCAGCGTGCCACCGCTGGCTGGAAGCTGACCAAGGTGGCCGAGCGACTGGTGGAGCAGTACATGGTGCGTATCGAGTCCGCCTCTACCTTTGAGAGCGGCCTGATGAACTAACACACAAGCGGAGGGGGCATCGTCCCCCTCCGCCCCGGACATGAGGAGTGATAAACATGGCAGAAAAGAAGCAGAGAACGCCTGAAGAAATGGAACAGGCATTGGACGCGGCCAACGAGGCGCTGGAGCAGGCCAAGAAAGAGGCTGAGGACGCCAAGGAGGCCGCAAAGGCCGCCGAGGAGGTCATGCGTGGCATGTCTGTCAGAGAGGCGGACGACGGCATGGTATCGTTCTATGCTTTCAAGGACGACGACAAATACAAGGACGACATCGTGGTGGGGCTGAACGGCAAGGTGTACCGCATCCAGCGGGGAAAGCATGTCCGTATCCCGCGGCCGGTATACAACATCATACGCCGGTCGATGGCCCAGGACGCGGCCACGGCGGAGATGCTGGAGGAAAAGGCACGGGAGTATGAAGCGGTCAAGCAGCAGCTGAACTGACAACTGCATACCACCGCGAGACCCAAAAACGGCTGTGACACGGCGCAGCAAGCGGAGAAGGACGTTATCCTTCCTGCTTGCTGTGCCGTTTTTTCAGCGGAAAGGACAGGGAACATGACGAGAACGATACCCCTGAAAATCCAGAACGAATATATCACCGGCGACAAGTGCATGATCGGCGCTGTCGGGAGCCACAACGACGTGGTGCTGCGGATGGAGTTTTCCCCGCTGTGGGAGGGGCTGACCAAGACGGTGCAGTTCCGTGATGCGCTGGGGGAGACCACGATAGAGGTGCTTCTGACCGCTGACATGCTGGAGGCGGACGATACCAGCGTGTATCTTGTGCCGGTGCCAAACGGGGCCAAAAAGTACGCCGGTGAAATGACGCTGTGCGTCAAGGGCGCTACAGTGGCGGGGGGGAAAGAGACACGGGCCACCACGGCGGTGTACGGGCGGTTCACCGTGGGCGAGAGCAAGTGGAGCACCGACGCGGAGACAGAGCAGGACGTGCCGCCCACGCAGGCCGAGAAGCTGCAGAGCCAGATCGAAAACGTGCTTGCCACCATCGTGGACGCGCGAAAGGCGGCGACGGAGGCGGCGAAAAGCGCAGAAGGCGCGGCATTGTCACAGTCCCGTGCACAGACTTCTGAGCAATACGCGGGTGAATATGCGCAAGGCGCGGCAAACAGCGCAGCAAGCGCATCGTCCAGCGCAACCGCGGCGGCAAGCAGTGCGACGGAGGCAGGGGCCAATGCGGACGCTGCTGCTGGGAGTGCAGCGAACGCCGCCGCCAGTGCCACCAGTGCTGGCGAAAGTGCATCTGCGGCAAGCGAAAAGGCCTCTGATGCCGCAAACAGTGCATCGGCAGCGGCGACGAGTGCACAGACGGCGCAGAGCGCGGCCGGAGCGGCGGCCGATGCGGCCAGCATGGCCGGCGCGGCAGCGGGAGCGGCATCTGGCTCCGCATCTCAGGCGCGGGAAAGCGCAGCGGCTGCTGCGGAGAGCGCGGCCAGTGTGGACGGCATCAATAAAACCGCACAGAGCTGGGCTGTTGGCGGAACAGGGACACGCGAGGGCGAGGATACAAACAACGCCAAATACTGGGCAGAACATGCACAGCAGGCCGCAGGAGGCGGCGTGGTGAGCTTCAACGGGCGCACAGGAAGCGTTGTACCGCAGGCGGGAGATTATGACAAGGGAATGGTTGGCCTTGGCAACGTGGACAATACCAGCGACGCTGATAAACCTGTCTCGACAAAGCAGCAAGCGGCGCTGGATGACAAACAGGCAAAAATCACCGCAAGCGGCATTTTGAAAGGCAATGGTTCTGGTGGCGTAACAGCCGCGGAGGCGGGTACAGACTATGCCACACCCGATTCTCTGCCGGAACCATCCGACACAGCCCCTGCGATGGACGGGACAGCGGAGGCGGGCACTTTGGCAACCTACGCCAGAGGTGATCACAAGCACCCCACAGATGCCAGCAGACAGGCAAAGATTACCGCAAGTGGGCTTCTGAAGGGCGACGGCAATGGCGGCGTGACCGCGGCAACAAAAGGCACGGACTACGCAGGGACCAGCGAAACGGTTACGGCCACGCTGCTTGCGGCAAGCTGGACAGGTGACGCGGCACCGTACAGCTACACGCTTACGGTAAGCGGTGTAACGGCCACCAGCAATCAGGAGGTCTTGCCTGCGTTGAACATCACGGCAGAGCAGTTGAAAGCCTTGCAGAGCGCCAATATTCAGGACGGCGGACAGGCGGCAAATACCATGACGCTGAAAGCTTACGGTGACAAACCCACCGTGGACATTCCTATCCGCGTGATAAAGAGAGGTGACTGAGCATGGCTAATATTATGAGACTTGGCGGGGGTGTAGGGGGCGGTGGAGAACTGAATGTTGCCTATGGTCTTACCCCGCCCAGCGATACAAGCAAGCTGTGGGTACGGATTGCTGATAAGCCAAGCGAAGTGTTAGTAAAGGAGGCTACGTCTTTTGGGAAACAGGTAGTTTCTGCTTATGGATTTTCTACAGGTCCTACTACTCGTCAATCCCTTGCATTCTGCAACGGCTATTTTTACATTAAAACAACGAACACTATTTATCAGTATAAAGACGGGGCATGGGAAATTGCAGTAAGCAGTTCCGCTTATGAATTCAAACACTTCACTGCTCCGGCAGTAGTCATTGGAAATAAGATATTTTATTTGTTTGGTCACACTTACGAATCTTCCATTACTTCAGCTGCTGCTCCCAGTTACAGTATTAAGTATATTTTAATTTTCGATACAGAAACTAACACCTATACAAATGTAGCTGTTTCGGGAATATCTGATAAATGCCAGCTTGGCAACGCTGTCGTAGTAGGCAAAAAAATTTATTTTACTGCTGGACAAGATAGCTCTTCAGGTGCGTATAGTGACTCTTCTAAGATATATGAGATAGACTCTGAAAATCCATCTACTGCAACGCATGTCGGGGATTTTTTTGCATCGTCTGATATGAGGGGTGCATCTGTCGTAGCAGTAGGAAGTGTCTTGTATGCGAAGCGCGTATATTTCGGAAATGAGGGCTCAATTCCATATATGCACTGGATAGAGTACTTTGATACCGAAACAAAAATAAATTCACGCACTCAAGTAAAAGTCAATAAAAGCGGCGTTAAAAACTGTTTTATGCCGGGAATAAACATCGGAGAGGTTATTTACTGGTTCGGTGGCTTGGCTAGGAACTATACCCCTAGCAATTTATCTTACGATGAGAGTAGCGTTGACTATGCTCAAAGGTTTAACACTGTAACAGGCGATTTTGATTTTGTTACAGTAGGAAGTCATACAGGAAATTCCCATAACTCTACTCTGCTGTCAAGTACAGAACTTGTGTTTGCTCGGGTAGGAGGGACTAATAACCCTGCATACGAGTTTACTGGAGCCTATGAATTGGAAAATGGTAAACTTCTCATTCAGGAGTCGCTGTTTGATAATATCTGGCAAGCAGTCAAGGTAAAGGATGGAACGCTGAGTATCGGGGTTAACGGAGTATTTCTTGGCGGGTCTGATGGTTATGCACAAGCCAAGGATGCATACCTTTATGACCTCACTCAGCAAAAATGGATTTCCCTGGATGGCACACCGTTTGGGGGGGGTAACACCTGAGCCCACACCTACACCTATCCTTGAGGGGACGTGGGTGCTGAATGAGAGGTTGTCCGCGCCGGAGAAAGATTTTGACGAAATCAATCTTTATTTTACCTTTGGAACAAAAAGATGCAGCCGGATTAGAACATCCAACCGTACACACTTATCTGCATACAAGGTTATTTCTGGTGATGGAATAAACATATATCAGTTCAACACCAACACATGGAAAAGTACGAATAGAAACCTGACATTCGAGACAGGCGCAACCTCTTCAGACGAGTTCCGGGCGTGGTTGGCGAGTAACGCCACCAAACAATAAAACAAGGAGGAAACAAACATGTACACAGGTTACATTGTAAAGGCAGGAGAGACCTGCAAGGACGAACGGGTAGCAAAGGCTATCAAGAACTTCAAGTACGAGGGCGAAACGGTACTCTGCGTGGGGGAGGACGGCTACATCACCGAAATCAACACCCTGCGGACAGCCAAGAGCATTGTTGGGGAGCAGGCCAGCCCGGAGGCATATCTGGCGGCGTATCTGGAGAAGCTGAACAGCCCGGTGGAGGAGAATGGCGGGGAAGTGGAGTAAGGAGGAGCGTGTATGCAAAATAAAGGGCGGGGAGAATTACTCCCCCCGCTGGATGTAGGCTTCCTCGGCATCGAGCTGTGCCTGTTTGAGCGCGGCGACGGCCTTTTCAAGCTGGGCAATGGCGTCGGTGACGGCGTTGAACAGGGTGAAATACTCGGGCATGGGAACACCTCCTTTCTGCAAGCAGGATAGCACAGGTGGCGTGTCAGAAACGGTCGAAGGGTGTCGAGGGGCAAAAATAATTTGAGAGGAGAACGCGGCGAATGGAACCGTGGGTACAGCAGATCGCCGTACCGCTGGCGGTAGCGGCGCTGACAAGCAGCGGTTTGTGGGCACTGGTATCGAAGCGGGCGGACAAGAACAACGCGGAGCGGAAGATGCTGGTGGGTCTGGCGCATGACCGCATCATCCATCTGGGCATGGTGTACGTGACGAGAGGGTACATCACGCAGGACGAGTACGAAAACCTCAATGACTATCTGTACCAGCCGTATGAAAAGATGGGCGGCAACGGCAGCGCAAAACGGGTCATGGAGGAAGTAAGAAAGCTGCCCATCAAGCGAGAGGCGTAAAGCCGGAAAGGAAAAATTATGAAGCTGAACAACAAGACCTATGACATCATCAAGTGGGTGGTTATGATCGTGCTGCCCGCCCTTAGTGCCCTGTACGTGGGACTGGGCGGCATCTGGGGCTGGCCGTACATCGAGCAGGTGGCGGGGACTATCTCCTGCATCACCGTGTTCCTTGGCGCGCTGCTGGGCATTTCCAGCGCCAGCTACAAGAAATCTACGCTGGATGAGGAGGCTATGTAAATGGCCGCCCCGAAAGTATACCTGTCCCCGGCTATGCACATGGCAAACCCCTGTGTATATCCCCGCCCGGACGGGAAACAGTGCTATGAGGCACTTGAAAATAACGAGTACATCGACATTCTGGAGCCGATCCTGAACCGCTGCGGCATTGCCACTAAGCGCGGGTACCGGCGCACCCCCATGAACAGCGACAACGGCGACGCCATCATGAAGCAGAACGTGCGGGAGAGCAACGCATGGGGCGCGGACGTGCATTACGTCAGCCACACCAACGCCATCAGCAACGGCGCGGAGCAGACACGGGTGAGCGGGTGCAACCCCATGTACTACACTTATTCCAGCAAGGGGAAGAAGTTGGGCAAGATCATGGTGAAGTACCGGAAGGAGGTCTACCCGCGCACGGTAAAGCTCGTTCCACGCGCCGATCTGTACGAGCTGAAAAAGACCAACGCTGTGGCGTTCTACGAGGAGCACGCCTTCCATGACAATCTGGAGGACATCACCTGGTTCCACACGCACATGAAGGAGATCGCCGAGAGCGCGGCGAAGGGGCTTTGCGAATACTTCGGCATCCCGTATGTGGAGGAGACGAAGCCTGCGGAGCCTATGACCCCCGGCGAGCTGCTGGTGAAGATCATGAACAGCACAGGAACGTGCGGCACGTGGGAGATCGTGAAGTGAGGTGAAGACATGACGGTTACAGATACCATTTCGCAGGCGGACGAGCTGCGGCTGAACACCATAAGCGACGAGCAGAAGGCGGCGTGGGTGATGGGGCTGGACCAGCAGATCGGGGAGAGGATCGATATGGCCTCCTACGTACACAGTTGGCCGGCGGGCGACGGGGAGCTGCTGCTCCCCGCGCCCTACGACCGGGTGTATGTGCTGTATCTGTGCAGCCAGATCGACTACTACAACAACGAAACGGCGCTGTATGGCAACGACAAGGCGGTGTATGACGAGGCGATGAGTGAGGCAATGGCGTGGTGGCGCCGGCAGCACTGCCCGGACAACATCGGGAATGTGCAGGTGATGGGATGAGACTGGCAAGCCTGCCCTATTCCCTGAACCCCAACAAGGTGGAGATGGTGCAGATGCGAGGCATCAACTGGTCGGACGCCATACAGAACGGCGATTTGCGGGACAGCCTGAATTTGTCGGCCAGACGGTGGCCGTACATCACCACGCGGAAAGGCCGGGTGAAGCAGACCGGGTACCAGAACGTGACGGCGCTGACATCGTGGGGCAAGCTGGTGGCGGTGGAGGGGACCTCCCTGCTGTACGACGGGCAGACGGTGGGCACGGTGACGGCGGGTAAGAAGCAGTTTGCCGTGGTGAATACCAAGATGGTGATATGGCCGGACAAGGTGTATCTGGACATCACGGACCAGACCGTAAAGCCATTGGCGGCGGAGATCACCGGCAGCAAGGCCACGTTTGCCACCAACAAAATAACCGTAAACGGCTGGGCGGACTTGACCACGAAGTTCAAAGCGGGCGACGGCGTGACACTTTCCGGCTGCACCTCCAAGACGGAGAACAACAAGGATTTTGTCATTAAGGCGGTCACCTCCAACACGATCACGGTGGCGGACAACACGTTTACGGCGGTGAACGAGGCCAGCACAAGCATTAAGATCGAGCGAAAGATACCGGACCTGGACTACATCTGCGAGAGCGAAAACCGGCTGTGGGGCTGCAACAACGACACGCAGACCATATACGCCAGTGCGCTGGGCGACCCCACGAATTTTTACGTGTATGAGGGACTATCCACAGACGCCTATACGCTGGCAGTGGGCACGGAGGGTAAATTCACCGGCTGCTGCAAGCTGAGCTCTTCGGTGCTGTTCTGGAAGGAGACAAAACTGCACAAGATGCTGGGCAGCTATCCGGCGGAGTACGCCATGTACACCTACGAAATGGAGGGCTTGCAGGATGGATGTCAGAAAAGCCAGCAGGTGATCAACGACACGCTGTTTTATAAAGGCCCTCACGGGGTATACGCCTACTCCGGCGGTACGCCGATGCTGATCAGCGATAACTTCGGCGAGAAGGAGTTTACCGATGCGGTAGCCGGCAACGACGGCGACAGCTACTATCTGAGCGTGAAGGACGGCGCTGAGCACCGGTTGATGGTGTATGAGACCAAGACCGGGATATGGGTGCTGGAGGATGGCACGGAGGCGGTGGACTTTGCGCGGCTGGGCAAGAAGCTGTACATGCTGGCGGACGGCGACGTGTACCTGCTGGATGGCGAGGACACGCCGCAGGCGCAGGAGTGGATGGCGCAGTTCGCCCCCATGTATGAAACCATTGACGGCAAGAAAGCATATTCAAAGATACTGATGCGGCTGGAGCTGCCGAAGGGCAGCTACATGACGGCACAGATGCGATGCGACGGGAAGCCGTGGCAGATGTGCGGCAAGGTGGTGGGCAAGGAGCACAACGTGACCAGCCTGCGGCTTGCGGCCAACCGGTGCGACAAATTTGAACTCAGGCTGGAGGGCAAGGGCCCGTGCACCATACTGGGCATATCGAGAGCGTTTATGGTGGGGAGTGATGTGAAATGATCGTTTTCCCGGAGAGCATAAACGAGCTGCCGAAGGAGAACCCGTCAGAGGCGCTGGACATAACGGAAAACTACATTAAGTACATGTGCCAGCGCATTGACTGGGCAATGGGCAACGTGACAAAGAACGTCAGCAAGGCGGGCGTGTCCAACGCGGAGATGTACATTCTGCTGACGGCGCTGCAGAATACGGTGTCTGCCCTGCAGAGCACGGTGAACAGCCAGGGGGCCAGCATATCTGCGCTGATGCAGAGCGTGACGGTACTGGGCAACGACTATACGGCGCTTGAGCAGAGAGTGGCGGCGCTGGAAAACAAGACATAAGGAGGATGCCTATGGCTATACGGAAAAACAAAAAAGCGACGACCGGCAGCGTTATGGGCGCAGTAAGCGGACTATACGGCGCCCCGAATAACCGGCGCAACATGGCGGACGCCATCGCCACGAAAAAGGCGGCAATTAAAAACAACGCGGTCAACGGCGCCCTGGCTGGCGCAATGGGCGGCGCTGTGGGCGGCGCACTGAACTACGGGAACAGCGGCGGCAATTCCGGCGGGGGTGGCTACACGCGGGTGGAAATGCCGGTAGATGTGGGCGCACTTCCCACCTTCAACAGCTCGTATCTGGATCAGCTGAATGCTTTGGCGCGGCAGCTGACCAGCATGAACTATGAGGACTGGACAAAGGGAAGCCAGTACCAGTCGCTGGCGGATCGGTATGGCAACAACGGACGGATGAGCATGCAGGACGTATTGGGGCAGGTGGCCGCCCGTACCGGAGGCTTGGCCTCCAGCTATGCCACCACGGCGGCGCAGCAGCAGTACAACCAGTACATGGCGCAGCTGGAGGAAGTGGCGCGGCAGATGTACTCCCAGGAGCGCGGCGACATTATGGACACCGCCAATTTGTACCGCAATCTGGCAAACGACGAGTACGGCCGCTATCGGGACAGTTTGGCCGATTACAATGACCGTCTGGCGGCGGCACAGAGCGCGGCACGGAGCGCATACAGCGGCAGCGGATATTCCGGCACGACAAGCATTGACCGGCTGAAAAGCCGCAGCAGCAACGGTGGCTCCGGCGGCAGCGACAACGCGAGATACAGCAGCAGCACGGCACTGAACCTGGCCACCAGCAACGCAAGGACCACCAGCGGGCAGGTGATGGCGCTGGAGGCTATGTACGAAAACGGGAACATCACAAAGAAGCAGTACAGCGATCTGGTATACGCCGTGAAGAACCCGGGGAAATAAGGAGGGCGCGATGGGCTGGAAGCAGACATTTCAGAAGAAAATGAAAGCTGCGGGGATGGAAAACGACATCCCCGCAGTAAGCCGGACAAACCGCAATGCAGACAGCGGCGGGTGGCAGGATAAGTTTCGCAGCAAAATGGAAGCTGCCGGCATGGGCGGCGACATTATCCGCACCGGCGGCAGAACGGCGGCGGATGTAGCGCCCAGCACCTATAAGCCGGACACGTCTATGCTGGTTACGCCGAGCGTACCTGCGGGGAACACAACAAGTGCGGCGGGGAAATATAACGTTGGGCAGGGGCTTGCAAAGGCCGGACAAATGGGCCTGACACAGATCGCCAAAGTAGGCAGCTCTGCCGGCGCATGGATAGAGAACCTGCTGGGTGATTTTGCCCGGGAGGGTTCCAACGGCTACTGGGACCCGGACACCAGCAACTGGCTTTTCAACCGCTGGAACCGGGCTATTGACGCGGAGGCGCAGGGTGTGCAGCAGCGGTACGCAGAAAACACAAATGGAACAGCAGACGCTGTATACTTTATAATAACAGGTTTGACGGGGCGTGACAAGGCTTTTGGGTCGATTTCACACTCCGCACAGGGAGGCAGAGAATGGTATATCTTACGGGCGACACCCACGGCGAGCTGGACCGTTTCAAAGCTGTCTCTTATACACATCTCCGAGCCCACGAGACTA